GTATGCTACTGAAGATGGCACAACTACCTCAGTTGCTCACTGGTTAGAGGAAGATGATTTCAGAAAGAATGGTGGAGTGATGAATCATGAAACTGTTGATACTATGAGTAAGAGGAAGAAACCTTTTACAGTAGACTATACAGGTTTTGGTTGGGTACTAATTAAGAAGGGTGTATTTGAGAATTTACCTTATCCTTGGTTTGCTCCTAAGATGCAAGTCTTTGAATCTGGGGCAGTACAAGATATGTGTGGTGAGGATGTCTCATTCTGTTTAGATGCCATTGAAGCAGGTGATGATATATGGTGTGATCCTCGTATTAGAGTGGGTCATGAGAAAACAAGAGTTATCTAGGAGACCTCTAATGACACTATCAAAACAAGTAGAATCCTCATTAGATGAGGCAGTTGCATCTTTAAGGAATGCTCTTTCCTTTGCAGCAAGAAATGAAGCACCTTATATTAGCAAACATATTGCTGATGTAATGTTTCAAATAGAAAATCTTAAGAATGTATCTAACGTTCTTGCGATTTCTGATAAAATTATGAAAGATTTGGAGGAAGAAAACTAATGCCAGTCAAAAAATCTCTCTCTGGTGGTGATTATGTAGAAACCATACCTAAAAAGACTTATCAAGGTAGGGGCAAACACACCAAATATGCAGCAACAAGTGCCAATAAACCTAAAAAAAGGTATAGAGGACAAGGCAAATAGTACAAGAGACCTAAGGGTCTCTTTTTTTATGATAAATAACTTATATTTACCGTTTTTTCATGCCTGTAGAAAGGGTTAGTAGGGGATTTAAGGACATTAGCATGTCTCTTGAGGTAAATCCCATTAATGCAGACATCATTGGTGTCAAAAATGACACTGCAATTGCACGTTCTATCAGAAATTTAGTGCTTACTACTCCTGGAGAACGATTTTTTAATCCAGATTTAGGATCAAGTGTAAACGAAGTCCTTTTTGATGTCATCGATGACATATCTGGTTCAGCTATTAGGGATGAAATTGAACAAACTATTATTAGATTTGAACCTAGAGTCAAATTAACTGATGTGAAGGTAAACCCTAACTATGAAAATAACGAATTTGATGTAACTATAGCTTATGACATCATAGGAATTGATGCTCTTCCTCAACAATTAACCTTTGCACTACAGCCTACAAGATAAATGGCATTAGTAAATTTTACAGACCTTGATTTTGATCAAATAAAGACTTCTTTGAAGGATTATTTGAGAGAAAATTCTAATTTCACTGATTATGATTTTGAAGGATCTAATCTTTCTAACATAGTTGATGTATTAGCATACAATACTTACATCTCCTCATACAATGCTAACATGATTAGCAATGAGGTTTTCATAGATAGTGCTACTTTAAGAGAAAATGTAGTAGCATTAGCAAGAAATATTGGTTATACACCTAGATCTAGGTCTTCTGCAAAGGCAATAATTTCATTTTTTGTAGATACAACTGGATTTAGCACTAAACCTGTCACTTTAACTCTTAAAAAAGGCATAGTTGCCACTTCTGCTTCTGTTTTTGGGTCAGAAAGTTACTCTTTTTGTGTTCCGAGTGATATAACAGTACCTGTAGTTGATGGAATTGCCACTTTTAACAATGTTACAATTTATGAAGGCACATTTTTAACCTCGAATTTCACTGTTACAGCAGATAATCCTGCTCCTCCTTCAAGATACATACTCGAAAATGCAAATATTGACACTTCTACCTTAGAAGTTACTATAAGAGAGACTTTATCTAGTACTTCCTCTAAAAAATATTCATTTTCTGACACTTTAATTGAAGTTACATCCACTTCTAGGGTATATTTTGTTCAAGAAATTGACGATCAAAGATATGAGCTCATTTTTGGTGATGGAGTCTTTGGAGAAAAGTTAAAAGCACTCAATTATATTGAAGTTTCCTATATTACTACTAGTGGAGAGGCAGCAAATGGAGTTTCTTCCTTTAATTTTAATGGAAGAGTTGTAGATAACAATAATAACCTTGTAAGTACAGGAATTTCTTTACTTGCTACTACAAATGAGTCTGTAGGAGGTAAAGAAATTGAATCTGTTGACTCAATTAAGCGTTTTGCTCCTAAAATTTACTCCACATTCAATAGAGCAGTTACTGCAGGTGATTATGAGGCACTAATTCCTAAAATTTACCCAGAAACTGAGTCAGTTTCAGCTTTTGGAGGTGAAGAATTAAATCCTCCCAAATATGGAAAAGTTTTTATCACTATAAAACCATTTTATGGTCCTTATGTTCCAGATTCCATTAAAAATAACCTTAATACCATGTTAAGGAAGTATTCTGTTGCTGGAATAGTTACAGAAATACTAGATTTGAAATATTTGTATGTTGAAGCTCATATTAATGCTTATTATAACCCAAGTTTAGCTTCAAATTCAGATTCTGTAAAAGCAGTGGTGTCAAATAACATTACTACTTACTCAGATTCTTCTGAAATGAATAAATATGGTGCTAAATTCAAATATAGTAAATTTCAAGCAGTTGTAGATAATAGTAATGATTCTATAACTTCTAATATCACTAAAATTGAAATAAGAAGAAATTTAAGACCTTTATTAAATCAAAATGCAGAATATGAACTTTGTTTTGGTAATGCATTTTATATAAAAAATAATAATGGTTATAATATTAAAACATCTGGATTTAATATCTTTGGAATTGCAGATACTGTTTATTTGAGTGATTCTCCTAATGAAGATGGAACATCTGGAACTTTATTCTTATTTACATTAACATCTAGGAATAATCCTACTATTGTTTCTAATAATATAGGTAGTATTGATTATCAGAAAGGAGAAGTATTAATTAAACCTATTAATATTATTAATACATCTAAAAAAGTACAAAATATTCCTATAGTAGAAGTTTCTGCTTGTCCTAAATCTAATGATGTGATTGGATTGCAAGATCTTTACTTACAATTAGATGTTAATAATAGTACCATTGATATGGTTGCTGATAATATCACTTCTGGTGATAATACTGCAGGAACTCTTTATACTGCTACATCAAGTTATATGGTTGGTGATATTGCTAGATTGACTGAAGCTGAGAAGGCAAATACCTCCCTCCTCTCCTCAGATACATATGTAGTAGGATCATCTAGTATGCCACAGGCCGCTCCTCAATACTAATATCAATGCCAGAAAATACAAGGGTCAAAATTAGTTCAGTTGTTAAAAATCAACTGCCAGATTTCATTAAAGCGGATTTTCCTCTTGCTGGTGAATTTTTAGCTCAATATTATACTGCTTTAGAGGGGCAGGGGTCTACTTTAGATGTTTTACAAAATATTGACAAATATATTAAAATTGATGAATTAACAGACCTAATAGATTCTACATCTCTTTCCACTAACGTAGGAATTGCTGATAATACTATATCTGTAAATTCTACTACTGGATTTCCTGATACGTATGGATTACTTGAGATAGATTCTGAAATTATTACATATACTGGAATTACTACGAATTCTTTTACTGGATGTTCTAGGGGATTTAGCGGAATTACCTCATATAGAAGTCCTAGTGACCCTGATGAGTTAATTTTCTCTCAATCTGGAATTACTACTCATTCATCTGGAACAGTAGTTAATAATTTGAGTATTAGATTCCTTAAAGAGTTTTTTAAAAAAGTAAAGTCTCAAATTGCTCCAGGATTTCAAGAAAGAAAATTATCTACAGATATTGATGAAAGATTATTCATCAAACAATCCAAAGATTTTTATTCATCTAAGGGAACAGACCAATCCTTTGAAATTCTATTCAGAGCACTCTACGGGAAGGATGTAGAGGTCATTAAACCACGTGATTATCTTTTTATACCTTCAGATGCTGATTATAAAGTTTCTAAGCAGTTAGTAGTAGAATCTCTTGATGGAGATCCTATGGATCTTGTTAATAGAAACTTATTTCAAGATGATGTTTATGGATTTGAAAAGGCTAATGGAGCTATTAGTGATATAGAGAAAATAGTAAGAGGTGATAAGGCTTACTATAGAATGAGCTTGGATTATGACCATAATTTAGATAAAGTAAGTGGAGATTTTTCTATACATCCTAATACTAGGTTGATAGATGGGGTTTCTATTGGAGCTACTGTTTTAACCGTTGATTCTACAGTTGGATTTGGAACTACTGGTACTTTAATAGCAAATTACGCAGATGGAACATTTAATTCTATAAAATATACTTCAAAATCTTTAACACAATTTTATGGGTGTTCTGGAGTAGATAAAAGTATTTTACCAGAGCAAGATTTAAGATTAGATGCATTTGCTTATGGGTATTCTGGGGTAGGTACTGCTAACCAAGTAAAAGTTAGAGTTACTGGAGTTTTGGATGATCTAATTCCAGAATTTAATTCTACTTATTATAATGAAGAAGGAAGTACTATTGAACCTAAAGGTTTAGGATTGGTTTCTAAAAGTCAAATAACAAAGAATTTACTTACCAATATTTCTGCTACTTATAATGTAGAATCTATTGAGTTAATTGACTCTTCAAACTTTACTTATAAATTAAATCTTTTTGATACTCATAATTTTATTTCTGGAGATGATGCACTTATTAATGATGTATCATGTTCTATTATTTCTCTAGTTAGTTCTAAAGAAGTTTTAATTAAAGGATCTGGAGAATTGAATCCAGATGCAAATTATAGAATTCAAAGATTATTATCTAAAGCTAATTTAAGTAATTACCCAGAAACAAGTATTTACACTACGAATGTTCAAAATTCTTATGTAACTCCAGGTATTGATGGAAATGATGTGTATATTGCATCTCCTTCACTTCCAAGTTATTTTGATGATGCTTTAGATATTAGAGAATCAGATATTCTGTTCTCAGGTTCTTTTACAGAAGATAACCAATTAACTATTCCTAATCATGGATTAATAACTGGAGAAAGAATAACATATGTTCCTGGAAGTGGTGATAATAAGTTAGATATTAGTGCAAGTGAATATTTTGTAAAAAAGGTAGATATTAATACAATTAAAATTTCTAAAAGTAGTGCAAATATTTCTAATGAAATATATGTTTCTTTTAGTGGGACTGTAACTAATAATAAATTTGAACTTTCTAGTTTTTCTCAAAAATCAATAAATTCTCAAAAATTAATCAGAAAAATTAAAGATCCTATTCCATCTTTAACTAGTCAATCAACTCCAAGGGGAAAAACTGGTATTCTAATAAATGGTGTAGAAATTCTCAATTATAAGTCTAATGATGTTGTTCATTATGGACCTATTCAGGATATTTCTGTAACTAGTGGTGGTGATAATTATGATGTAGTAAATCCTCCTATTTTAGGAGTTACAGATGGTGTGGGTGCTGGAGTATCTGCTTATTGTGAAGTACAAGGTGCTGTAGAGAGAATAGATGTTGTGGATGGAGGATTTGATTATCTTGCAAGACCTACCATTAAAATAAGTGGAGGAAATGGTAGTGGGTGTATTGCTAATGTTAATTTGATTTTAAAAGAACATTCTTTAACATTTGATTCTACTGAAATTGGAGGATTAGTTAATACAACCAATAATACTATTGGATTCTCAACTTTCCATAAATTTAGAGATGGTGAGTTAATAACTTATATCACTGACACCCAAACAGCAATTGCTGGATTGACTACTAATGCACCTTATTACTGTGCTATTAAAGATGCAACTACTGTTTCTTTACATAGCACTTATTTGGATGCTATATCAGGAATTTCTAGTATTTCTCTTACTGGATATGGAGAGGGAATTCAAGAAATTAAATGCGCAAATAAAAAGAGAGTAGTTAGTTCTGTAAGTATTGGTAATTCTGGTTTAAATTATACCAATAGATTAACTTCTGCAACTTCTTCTGGAATTAATACTGCCACTAATATAATTAATATTTCTGGTCATGGATATAAGACTGGAGAAATTATAAGATATGATAATAAAACAACTCCTATTATTGGACTTACAACATTAACCAATTATTATGTAACAGCAGTAAATGGTGGTTCATTTAAGTTATCTGCTGTTGGAGTTGGGTCTACTCCAGCCAATTTCCATTTTAGAAATAAAGAATATGTTGAATTATTATCTGGAGGTTCTGGTATTAATGAATTTAATTATCCTCCAATTACAATATCATTAGAAGGTCATATAGGAGTTTCAACTCTTAGTGGACAGAATTTTAATGCTTCTTTAAGACCTGTAGTAAGAGGATCTATTAAATCAGTATACCTTACTGAAGGTGGGGTTGGTTATGGATCTTCTGATGTTATTAACTATAATAGACAACCTACATTTACTCCTAAAAGTGGTAAGAATGCTCAGTTAATTCCTGTTATTAGTGTTGATGGTAAATTAACTGAAGTTATAGTACAGAATGCTGGAAGTGAATATAATTCACCTCCAGATTTAAAATTATTAGGACCTGGTAAAGGAACTGAGATTATTCCTATTCTAAAAGGAGGTACAATAGATTCAGTTAGAATTGTCAATAGTGGAGTTGGACATACCTCAACAGATGCTACTATAACAGTAACATCTAATGGAGATGGATCTAAGTTCTATTCAAATCCTAAAACTTGGACTATTAATAGCGTAGAGAGATTAATACAAAATGACCAGATTACTACTGATGATGGAATTATAAGTAATGGATTAAATGTGGAATATGGTCTTCAATATTCTCATTTATATGCTCCTAGAAAATTAAGACAAAATACTTATATTAAGAGAACTGTTGGTGATAAAGAAGTATTTGTTCCTGATTTATCTCTTGAAAATGATATTGAACAAGTTTCTGTTACTCACTCTCCTATTATTGGATGGTCTTATGATGGATGTCCAATTTATGGTCCTTATGGATATACAAATGCTTCTGGTGGACCAATTAAAATTTTAGAATCTGGATTCTCCCCTTCCATATCTAGCGACAGACCCAACCCTCTCACAGCTAATGGCGAGATGGTATATTCTGAAGGATTTTTTGTAGAAGATTATTCTTATTCTGATGATAAAGATTTAGATGAACATAATGGAAGATTCTGTAAAACTCCAGAATTTCCTAATGGAGTATATGCATATTTTGCTCTCATTAACCCTACTATAAATGATGATGAAGGTGCATTTAAAAATTATAGAAAACCACAATTTCCATATTTTATAGGTAATTCATTTAAGCATCAATCTATAGATTATAATTTTGATTATAGGTCAAATCAAGATTTAGTAGATTTTAATCAAACTAATTTGGTTAGAAATACTGATCCTTATAATTTCCTTCTTAATGATACAAGTTATGATTTCTTAGTAAATCCAAGTAAGATTCATAAACAAAGAACTCATGTAAAGTCTACTACTTCTGGTACTATAGAAAGAGTAGGAGTTAATACTGGAGGAACTGGATATAAAGTTGGAGATGAAGTAGTTTTTGAAGATGCTGGTTCTAGTGGATATGGTTCTAAGGCTTCAGTTGATTTTATTACTGGAAAAACTGTAAATCAAGTTAGTGTTGCTTATACTGAGTTTTCTAATGTAGAGTTTATACTTGGAGAGTATAGTGGACAATTTGTTGGTTATACTACTAATCCTCATAATTTCTATCATAATGAAACTACTTATATTTCAGGATTAAGTACTAGTGGAATAAGAAATAATTCTCTTATAAGAATAGGAGTTACAACAGATAATTTTAGATTATCTAATGCACTTACTGCTTCTTCTAGCACTGGTATTATAACTTACTTTAATTTAGATGGATATGTTAGAGCACCATTCTTAAGATCTAATGATGTTTTAGGAATAGGTACAGAATGCGTAAAAGTATTAAATGTTGATTCTGAATCTTCTAGAATCAGAGTAATAAGGGAATGGAATTCAACTACAGGTAGTGCTCATACTGCATATTCTAAAGTTGAGCAGAAACCAAGGAAATTTAGTTTTAATAATACTTCTTCATTAAATAATTCTGATTTAAAATTAAATAATGAATTATATTTTAATCCTGTAGAAGCAATAGGATTGGGAACTGTTTCTGGAGTTGGGATTGGATCTACTGTTGTTTTCTCTAATCCAGGAGCTGGAATAAGTGAAGTATTCATTCCTACAAAATCTTTATATTTTAAAGATCACGGATTGTTAACTGGAGATGCATTAACTTATAATACTAATGCAGGAGCTGCTGTATCAGTTTCTACTGATGGTATAGATGGATTTGCTCTAACTCAAGGTCAAACAGTATATGCAGCAAAAATAAACAATGATTTAATAGGAATTGCTACTGCTAGAGTGGGATTAGGATCTACTGGTTCTTTTGTAGGAATTAATAGTACTACTACTGCATCTACTTTATACTTTATTGGAGTTGGTACTGGAGTATACCATAGTTTTAAAACTAATTATGATAATGTTCTAACAGGAACTTTAAGTAGATCTTTGGTAACAGTATCTACAGCTTCTACTCATGGACTTAAATCTAAAGATGATGTTATTTTAACAGCTGAACCTGGAATTACAACTACTGTAGTAGTAGCATATAATGATTATAATAGAAGATTAGTTATAGATCCTAGAACTTTTGGTTCAGGTGATGTTAGTGTTGGTAATAATACTATTACTATTCCACGTCATGGATATAATAAAGGACAGAAAGTAATTCATACTGCAACCACTTCTTCTGGTGGATTAGTAAATAATGGAATTTATTATGCTTCAATAGTAGATAAGAATACTATTAAATTATCTAATACTTATTATGATGCTATACATTCAGAACCAAAAGCGATTGATATTACTAGTGCTTCTGCTGGAACCATTTCTCCAATTAATCCTCCAATATCTTTAGAAAGAAATTTAAAAGTATACTTTGATCTTTCTGATTCTTCTTTGGCATTTACTGATGGAGGAGTTTCTTATAGTGCATTTGATTTTAATCTTTATAGTGATCCTAATCTTAATAATTCTTTCTTTACATCTGGGGAAAGTGATGATTTTAATGTAGTTAGAAGTGGAAGAATAGGTATAGATGCAACTGCAAACCTTACAATTAAAAACGTTAAAGAAATTAATGAAACTCTATATTATAATTTATCTCCAATAAATGAACTTTCCAATTCATCTATTAAATTAGGAATTATTAGAGATACTACTAATGTTAAAAATTCTAACTCTGCTACTTTAAACCTCAATCCACTTTCAGGAGGTCATACTTTAGTGGGTGTAGGATCTACTACATTCTCTTTCATCTCTCCTCTTATTCCTCAAAAATTAGAATATGTTTCATCTGATGGTAAATTTGAGTATATTACAAATTCTAAGAATGTTGAAGGTTCAATAGCTAATGTTAAAATTGAAAATCAAGGTTTTGAATATAAAACCTTGCCTGGTATTAGTACTATATTAACTAATAGTGGAAAAAATGCAATTTTAGAAACTAAAGGTCCTACTATAGGTAGAATAAGTCAATTGAATATTCAAGATATTGGATTTGATTATTCAGTAGATAAAACTCTTAGACCTGAAGCAAATATTCCTCAATTAATTAAATTAGATTTACTTACTTCTCTTAATACTATAGGAGTTACTTCTGTTGGTAAAAATTACTTAGAATCTCCTGGTTTAGTTCTTTTGGATGGATTAACTAATACTGAAGTTAGTGATGTAGAATTAAATTATAAATTAGGAGATACACAAGTTAGTATTTTAAGTAATACTAAAACTTTGAATAATGTTACCCCTAAAATTATTCCTACTAGTAATTCTAATGGATATACTATTAATAGTATTGATTATGATGATGGAAATAAGAATGTAACAATAACTATTGGAGCTAGTTTCAGTGATGCTGCAGATTATCCATTTGAAGTGGGTAAGAAGGTAATGATAGAGGGTGTTAGTGTAGGACTTGGTAGTACTGGTAGAGGATATAATAGTGAGAATTATGATTATACTTTATTTGAAATTTTAGCAACAGATGCAAATATTGGAGGAACTCTTGGAACTGTAAGATATAATTTATCTAATATTATTGAAGATGGTCAAATTCCTGGTACATTTAAATCAAATCTTTCATCAGCTAAAATTGTAGCTGAAAAAGATTTTCCAATCTTTGATATTAAGTTAAAAGTTGATGAATTTGAAAAAGGTGAAGATGTTGTTTCTGGGTCTAAGAGAGGATCTATTCAATCTTGGAATAATTCTTATGGATATCTTAGAGTATCTTCTACACAAGATTTTGTTGTAGGAGAATCCTTTGTAGGAGAATCCTCTGGAACTCAAGGAACTATAACTGAAGTTATAACAGATAATTCATTATATGATATTGGTTCTTCTTCTATAGTAAAAGAAGGATTCCAAAAAAATACTGGATTTTTAAATAATGATTTACAGAGAGTTATTGATAGTGATTATTATCAATATTTCTCATATTCTCTTAAATCAGAAGTTCAATATGAAACATGGAAAGAACCTGTATCTACATTAAATCATACAGCAGGATTTAAGAAATTTAGTGATTTAATTATTAGTAATGAAAGTGAAGTAGGAATTGTTTCTGCTCAAAGCGAAACTAAGTTTGAAGTGATAAATGACTTAATTTCTTTGATGGATATTAATACAGTATTTGATTTTGATTTAGTAAGAGAAAAAACTTTAACACTTGATACTGGAGTAGGTGCTAAAGTCATTTCAGATGAAATAGTTTTTGATACTAAAATTTTACAAGATTATAATGAGTCTGTTGGTAATAGGGTATTGACTATAGATGATATTAGTGGAGATTTCAATAATAATGCTAGAACAGATGCATTTATGTCTGTAGATAGCTTTACTTTAGCAAGTGTAAGATATAGAAAATATATTGCTTTTATTAGGGATAAGAGATTTACTAAAGAGAGGCAAATACTCTTAGTATCTGCTCTTCATGATGATACTGGTAATATCTTCTTAAATCAGTATGGTAGAGTTGAAACTAATACTGACCTTGGTGAGTTTGGTGGAGACTTAGGTTCTTTTGATATGGATATTGCTGGTGATGATGGAAGATTGCTATTCTATCCTAAGAAATTTAAATATAATAATTATGACACTTCTACTATTTCCTATAACATTTCTGATAGTGTTGCTGGTGTAGGTTCTACTGGATTGGGTGGAATTGTTAATATTGTAAGTAGTACCACACTTATACCTTTAGGAATTACTACACAACATAATATTATATCTTTTGCTACTACTTATAGAGCATCTAAGGTTTTAGTATCATATGCTGCTAGTGATGCTTCATATTGGGAGCATGATGAGATAAGTTTGGTTCATGATGGAACTAATGTAGATTTAGTAGAATATGGACAGTTAACTACAGGTAGTGTTGGAAGCGCATCTGGAGAACCTGGTCTTGGAACTTATAGTGCATATATTGCTGGTTCTAGAGTTCATTTAGATCTTCATCCTACAGTATCTACTGCAAGCACATATGTTGCTAATACTATTCATGTAGACTTTGGAAATGCATCATCTGCTGGAGTTGGTACTACATCATTAAATACTTCCAATTTAGATTCTAGATATACTGCTATATCTGCTAGTGGTTCTCCATCAGCTACAACAATAGCACAATATGAAACTGAAACATTTAATGGTGCTTATTATATTGTAACTGTAGAAGATACTACTAATAGTCATTATCAAATATCAGAAGTCATTGTTGTTGATGATGGAACTACTCCTTTTGTTACTGAATATGCTATTAACCAAACTGTAACTAACCTTGGTGATTTTAGTGCTGCTATTTCAGGTGATTATACAACTTTAACATTTACTCCTATTGCTAGTGCTAATGTTCAAGTTAGAGTCTTCCAGACTGCTATGAGACTAGTTGATGAGGCAAATGAGGTTAATGAGATAGATTTAACTAATGCTACTATTGATACTGGTTTTGGTGCTTATACTGCTACTGAGACTGATGTTAAGAGAGCATTTGAACTTAAGCATAGACAACTACCAATCTTTAAGAGAGACTTTGTAGGAAGTGCTTCTACTACAGTTAATTTGACAGAAGATACAATTAGACTACCAGATCATTACTTTGTTACTGGTGAAGAATTAACTTACAGATATACTGGAGCTGGTACTACTTCTGCTATTGAAATTGAGTCACAAGCTATAACTGGATATGGTACTACAGATAAAATGCCTTCTAAAGTCTTTGCTGTTAAGGTTGATGACTCTACTCTTAGACTTGCAACTTCTGCAGAAAATGCATTAAAGACTACTCCTACTTATTTGGATATTACTGCTGTTGGTGTTGGAACTTCCCATTCCTTTACATCAACTAAACAAAACTCAAGATGTATATTGAGTATTGATAATGTGGTTCAATCTCCAATAGTTGCTACTGCTGTAACTACCACTATTACTGCTGATGTATCTGCTACCACAGATAAAATTAAACTGTCAGGAATAACGTCTATTACTGGTGGAGATATGTTGAAGATTGGTGATGAGATCATGAAGGTAGATTCTGTTGGATTGGGTGCTACCAACGTTCTACTTGTTACTAGACCTTGGATGGGTACACAATCAGGTGTTCATAGTGATAATACTTTAATTACTAAGGTAGAAGGAAATTATAATATTGTTGATAGTACTGTTAACTTCTTTACTGCTCCTGTTGGATTAACTCCATTATCAACTACTACTAATGAACCTGATGAAAGGGATTGGGTTGGTATTGCTACTCATTCATCCTTTAATGCAAGATCATTTATGAGATCTGGTATTACTGGTAGTTCTGATGAACCTTATGCTGGCAATTATATATTTGATGATATTTCTTCTAATTTCACTGGATTGACAACTGAGTTTACTCTTAAGTCCGATGGTAGTAATGTAGCAGGATTCTCTACAAATAATGCTCTTATATTAGTTAATCAAGTTCCTCAAGGACCACAAAGGTATTCTGGTGGTATTGCTGTACCTGGTGATTTTACTTTAATAGAAAGTGCAGGAATCACTAGTGTTCAGTTTACAGGATCTATTTCATCAGTATCTTATGATCCTAATACTGCAAATGTTCCTTTGGGTGGTGTTATTGTTTCTGTTGGATCTACAGAAGGTTTAGGTTATCAACCATTGGTTGCTGCAGGAGGAACTGCTGTTGTTTCTGGATTGGGTACTATTAGTTCTGTAAGCATAGGAAACAGTGGATCAGGGTATAGAACTGGTATTCAGACAATTGTTAATGTAGGGGTTCAGACACTAAGTACAGGAGCACCTAATATTGAATTTATTGGTACTGCTGCTATTAGTGGTGGTAATATTGTAAGTATCGCTATAACCAATCCAGGTACTGGTTATACATCAACTAATCCTCCTACTGTTGTTATAGATGAGCCATTATCTTATGATAACATGCCTCTATTCTATCCCTCAAATCAATCTGGAGTAGGATCAGAAGCAAGAGCTAATATAGTTGTTGGTCTAGGTGGTAGTGTAATTGATTTTGAAATTATCAATCAAGGATATGGTTATGGTGAGACTCAGAAATTAACTATTGGAGTTGGTGGTGCTGTTGGTATACCCACAGCAGGTGCAGATGAATTTAGAGAATTCCAATTAACAGTTAATGAAACTGTAAGTGATAGTTTTGCTGGATGGACTGTTGGAGATTTCCAAGTATTAGATCCATTAGATTCTTTATTTGATGGACAAACTATATCTTTTGCATTAAATTTAAATGGTGTACAGCAAACCATTCAAACCAAACCAGGATCAAATATAGATGTTGAAGTTTTAATATTAGTATTCATTAATGATATTCTTCAAGTTCCTGGAGATGGTTATGAATTTAAAGGTGGTAGTTTTATCACCTTTAAGGAAGCTCCAAAAGAGGGTGATACTTCTAAGATTTTATTCTATAGAGGAACAGGATCTGTGGATGTTACTAATGTTGATATATTAGAAACAGTTAAGAAAGGAGATGAAATTAGATTATATGATCAATCTGTTGGATTAGAAGAAGAGAAAAGAACAGTAACTAGTGTCAATTCTTCAGATAGTTTGGACACAAATTCTTATGCTGGTCCAGGAATTACTACTAATGAAACATTCCAAAGATCTGTTATATGGTCTAGACAAACTCAAGATAAATTTATAGATGGTGTTGCAATTACTAAAGATAGAACTGAATATGAACCATTGATATATCCTAATACTAATATTATACAATCTGTTGGAGTAGGATCTACTGTAATATATGTTTCTAATATAAGAACATTCTTTGATAATTATAAAGAAAATTATGATAATCAAACTAACATTAGAATTATTTCTCAAGAAAGTTTAGTTGGAGCATCTGCTACTGCATTTGTTTCAGTTGCTGGAACTGTGACATCATTTGATATTACAAATCCTGGTGTTGGATATACCATAGCACCTACAGTATCAATTACCACTCCTATTGGTTTAACTACTTCTCAAGGTGCTAGAGCAACTGCTACTATAAGTGGAGTAGGAACTGTTAATGCTATTACAGTTTCTTATGGAGGAACTACTAGTGGATTTGCTTATACCAGCACTGCTGCTCCTTCAGTTCTTATAGGAGAACCTAAAGTAGTTTCTTTAGTTGAGACTATTAATGATGTATCATATTCTGGTGATTTTGGAATTATATCTGGTATATCTACAACATCTGTAGGTGTAGCATCAACTGCTATTGTATTTGATTTACTTCTTCCAAAAGATTCTCCATTCAGAAATGCATCTACTGTAGGAACTGCTATTACTGTAAGTGGAATTACAACTGGATATTACTTTACAGTCTTTAATTCTAATGTAGGTGCTTCAGTAACTTCTCTATATCAAGATGGTACTGTAGTTGGTATAGGTACATCCTTCTTAGATAATGTCTATGAAGTTGCTCAAGTTTCTATTGCTCAAACTATGGGTATAGGAATTGGATTAACCTATGTTGCTCAAGTTACAGTAAGTGTTCAAGATTATAATGGATTAACTGGACTTGGACATAGTGAGTTCTTTGGTGAATATAGTTGGGGTAGAATTGTTACTGCTCCTAGAGGATCTGCTAGACAATTTACATCTTATGCTGGTAATTCTAATGGATTAGTTGGTATATCTACTTCACCAATAATTGAAAGGGTCAATCCTTTAAGATACGTAAATTATAACACATAAATAACTAAAAAATAGTAAAAATGTCAGCCATTATAACTGATCAACTAAGAATATTGAATGCTAAGAATTTTGTCTCAGCAGCAACTTCTACTGTTAATTCATATTATTCTTTTGTTGGTTTGCCTAATGCTACCAACTATTCTTCTACATGGGATAGCAATCCACCTGCCCCTAAGGATAGTTTTGATCAAGAAGATGATTATTGGGATACTATGGTAGCACTGAAGAAGATTACAACTTCAGATGTACGTAGAGTGGTTAGTAAGAATACTTGGACTTCAGGTATAACTTATGACATGTATAGAGGAGATATTAGTAGAACAAATACAGCACAACCTTCTGGTGCAACTAATTTATATGCATCCAAATATTTTGTAGTAAATGAAGATTATAAGGTTTATATTTGCTTACAAAATGGTACAGACCCAGAAAATACTACAGGAAGACCTTCACTAGACCAACCTACATTTACAGATTTAGAACCTAGATCTGCAGGAGATAGTGGAGATGGTTATGTATGGAAATATCTTTATACTATTAAACCAAGTGATATTGCAAAGTTTGATTCAACTAATTATATGCCAGTTCCTGGCAATTGGGACACTAACACAGATAATTCTGCTGTAAGAGATAATGCATCAACCAGTGGACAATTAAAAATTGCTACTATTATTAATAGAGGATCTGGTATAGGAACTGCTAATAGAACTTATACTGGTGTTCCTATAAATGGAGATGGTTCTGGAGCAGAAGCAACTATAGTTATTAATAATGATGCTAAAGTAGAATCTATTAATATAGCAAAAGGTGGATCAGGTTACACTTATGGAACTGTTGATTTAGCATCAGGAGGAGTTCCTACTGGAACAACAATACCAGTTTTTAATGTAATAGTTCCTCCTCAAGGTGGACATGGATCAGATGTTTATAGGGAACTGGGAGCAACTAATGTATTAGTCTATTCTAAAATAGAAAATGACTCAGAAAATCCAGATTTTATAACTGGGAACCAAATTGCTAGAATTGGAATTGTAGAAAATCCTCAAGCTTTTGATTCAACTGCTAATTTGACTCTTTCTAAAGCTAGTTCTTTATATGCATTAAAGTTAATAGGAGCAGGTTATACTACAGCTACTTTTGATTTAGATGGACAGGTTACTCAAACAGTAGGAGTAGGATCTACTGCTGTAGGAAGAGTAGTTTCTTATGATCAAACAACAGGAGTTCTTAAATATTGGCAAGATAAAAGTTTAGTTGGATTTAATAGTGATGGATCTTTAAAAACTGATCCTACTTATGGATATTCATTACATCCATTTACAGCAAATCCTACTACAGGAGGAAATGTTAATATTGCTAGTAATGAAGGTACTTTAGGAATAGATACCAACTTTGGAACTTCATCCAGTCCTGGTATAAGTACCATAATAAATAATAGAACATATTACCTTGGACAGAGTTTTACTCAAGGAGTTTCAAATCCCGAAGTTAAGAAGTACTCTGGAAATATAATATATGTTGATAACAGACCTTCTATTACTAGGTCTGCTAACCAAAGAGAAGATATCAAAGTCATTTTGCAATTCTAAAGACTC